TTGGTATAGATTGTGCATCTACTTGAAGTTTTCCAATATTAGCTTCAGTATCAATTCTATTTTGTGCGCTTTGCTTATACTGCTCCATAGCAGTTTTAATCGGAGCACCAAAGTAATCCATTGCTGCTTTACCCAATGCGGCTCCTAATGCAAATACAGCCGCTTTAAATGCAATTGTATCTTTTATATTTGTTTTAAGTAATGTATTAAGTTCGGACATAGCGGGCACACCACTAAAGTTACTCAATACCGCATCCATTGCCTTCCATTCTTCCGTAGTAGCTGTTACGGATGCGCCAAATTTATCGGTTTGGTTAGCCATATCATTCAATGTGGATAATACGAATTGGCCCTCTTCTCCCATATCGCCTAAAAAGGATACGGATTGTTCATATTCAGCTCTAGCTCTAGCTATAGCGATATTGGCTTCTTCTTGTCTTTTTCCGGTGAATGATGTTCTATCCGCAACAGATGCTACACTTTTTTGATATTTTTTATATGCTTCAACAGCTTTTTCAGCTGATTTTGCGAAATCCTCATCACCAATTTGTTGAGTGAAATCAGCTATACTAGATAATTGAACTTTTTGAGCTTTAAGATAGTTCTCACCATCTTTATATAACTTACTAGTCTTTCCAACTTTATCAGCTATACTACCTAATATATCTTCGGTATCATCTAAAAACTTATTTTGGTCTTTTATTCGTTTAGTAGTTTTCTCTACTTCCTTTGAAACTTTTTCGTATTCTTTTAAATAATCCGTTACCGCATCAAGTTGCTTTTGGAATTCTTCTGTAAGAAATCCATTTTCTCTCCTCAAATCTTTTAAGACCTGATATAGTTCGAGAGATTTAGCTACTTGCTCTTTATCAAATTGTTTAGATGCCAATTGTTTCTATGTTAAACGGTAATGTTGTTTGATTTAATATAATCATCTAAGGCAGATGTATCAAATCCTTTTGATTTTAGGTATCTATATTGTTTAGCTATATCGGTATTAATTGTATTATTTAAATCATCCCACATTGCTGCAACTTTTGGACTTATTTTATCCAATTTATTGATAAACTCATCATCCTTTCCATTTGCCTTTGCAATAAAAAAACTTTGTAAAAATTTACCTAATGCAGCTTCTTTTACTAATATTTTTTTTGACATATCTTATCTATTATGTTTATGTATAAATATAAACAATTTTATTAATTATCTTCTTCTTACCTTAGATGCTGAATTAGATTTACGTGTAGCCGCATCCATATCCTCTTTTTCTTTATCCTTAGCCTTAACAAGTTCTCTATAATAAAACTCTCTAAGTTTAATAGGCATATAGTAAACATCATGCCAATTGAATCCACCATTGGCATAATAAACCATTTGAAAAATCTTTTGATGGAGAATAACCGAATAATTACTCGGTAGGATAAAAAAACCCAATCCCAAATGGGATTCTTAGTGCCTCCGTCTCACCTGTTATTGGGGATGTATAATCAAATTTAAGGTCTAAATCAGGTGTAATTTTATTTACCTCTTTTCTCAATGCTTTTGAATCTCCGGCTAATAATCTATTTGAAACAAAATTACTAATATAACCAAACTCTCTATTACCATCAACTTCTACAATCATTCTTCTATATCGTGTGGTAATTTCGTTTGATGTTTTTAAAGTTTTTTGAGATGCTTCAATATCTTTATTAATTGCAATTTCATCACCGTGATTCAAAAGTTTGAATTTTATAGGTGTTTTTGAATTGGGTAATATAAAACTATATTCGTTTTGTCTATTTAATAGAGATTCATCTACTTCTTTTACTTTTATAGTAGTTAAATCAATATTAACTTCGGTTTCTTCTGAATCAAACGGGTCAACTATTTTAGTAATATATTCTGGTCCGAATGCTAATATACGAGATGTAATCAATATAGCGTTTTTATCACCAATTACCAAATCATTTACATTAACTCCGGGCTCTACTACTATTGATTCTAATAGTTTATCCAATTGAATACCCTTTTTAATTAAATTCGTAGATGTAAGGATATCTTCTTCCTTCGCTGTCATTAATTTAATAGTAATCTCTCCTTTTGATAATGGATTACTTTCAGGATATACTAATCCCTTTGATGGTAAACTGATAATTTCTGTTGGGAAAGGAAATGATTTTGTTTGCGATTGTGCAGTTTGTTGATTTCCTAATCCTCTGGTAACTTGTTGTTCTACGTTTTGTTGTTCCATAATAATAACTAAATTGTTGTTTATATATAAGTATATATAAATAAAAAAAGAGGGTAGAAAATCTACCCCCTTTTAAAAAATTACTATTTTAAATTTTACAATTAGAGATTAGTACTCAAGAATTGCGTAATCATAGCTTAAAGTTAATTCTATCGATAATGGGTCATTTGAAGACCAGTCTAATTCACCAAAGTTTGCCGAAGAAATAAATGCTCCTTTAAGAGTCCATTGTTCTACTTTATCACCCACTGGTCCTAATAAGTAGAAAGTGATATCTTTCTTATAGAAAGCTGCGTATCCATCTCTACCTGTTAATGATTCGTGTGATTGTCTAACCCACTCCATAACTTGCTGTGCACCTGATGGTACAATTGGGTCATAAAGAGTGATGTTAACATCATCCCAAGTGGATTTACCCTTAATCTTTCTTTTAATGTTGATATGGTCTAATTCAACTACTTCTGAAGTGAAAGTTGGTCTACTAGCCGTTTTTATCATATACGATTCTATACCGTCGATTTCCATTATAAATCTGTTACCTAACTTTGGTTCAAAGTTGGTATAGAACATTTTATCAAACTCTAATACTTCTGGCATCTTTTTTTAATTTAATTTGTTTTCTTTATATAAATATCTACTTTTTAAATTATCCACCAAAACTTGCCCCAGTTGGTAAGATGTTGAAATCAATTTGAATGAATTCAGCTGTCTTAGTTGGTTGTAAGTAAATAGCGCCTTTCATAATGTTTCTATCAACTACATCTGGTGTGTTGTTAGTTTCATCCATTACTACTCTGAAAGCGTATAAACCTTGTCTTTGTTGGATTGATTCTAAATAAGGATTAACGATATTTAAGAATCTATTTCTAGTCGTTGATGTATTTTGCTCAAACACTAAATACTTAGAAGTTGAAGCGATATACTTTCTAACAGTCAATAATAATCTTCTTACATTGATTCTATCTAATGCTGAAGGTTTATCTTGTAATGTTTTTTGTCCCCATACTACAATACCTTGTCCTGGAAACTGGCAGATTGGGTTTACTTTTGCTTCGTATAATGTATCTCTTTCAGATTGAGTTAATCTATCTAATACATCTACTGCTCCGATTAAACCACCTCTATTCAAACCTGCTGGTGCGAACCATTCTGCTGCTACTCTATCGTTTGCTGCGAATACTGCTGGCAACAATACTGAAGGTGGAACAGTTATTAATTTGTTTGTGTTAATATCAATTGTCTTAACCCAAGGATAGTAAGTTGCTGCGTAGTTAGTATCTAACTCACTAGCTTTTGTATTTGTTGAAGATACTCCAACACCTGCTATTGCCATTTCAGTAATAAAGAATGCATCTGCTCTTTGTTCAACCATATCAACGATTGCTGTGTGAACATAAGAGTGGTCATTTTTAGTTACGCCAGGTGCAACAATCATATTGATATCAAATTCATCTGCGTTAGATAAAGCGTTGATATGTTTCATATATGCTACTGAACCTGATGTAGTAGAAGATGCTAAGTTGAATCCTTGTGTGTTTCCTGCTACAATATCAGTTCCTTTGTAGATTGGAGTTGCTGGGTTCATACCATCAAATCCTTCTTGGAATGCTACAACGAATTGTGCCGATGTTGAACCTACTGCTAATGTACCACCATTTGCTGCATCTAATCCGAATACTGCGTTTGAACCAGTTGTTGCTCCGGTTGGAATTGGCTTCATATAGATTTTATTATCTACGTTACCATCTAAATCAATACCACCAAATTGTGTTGCCGATGCTGCTACAAAAGTAACAACAGGAACATTAGCACTTATTGATGTAGATGCTGAAATTGGTAATTTATATGCAGTGTGTCCGAATGGAACTGCTTGTACAGGAGCTGCGGTATTTAAACTAGCAACTCTAATATATTTAGATTGGTTTATCCAATCGCCTGATGTTGTAATTTTACCTGCGTTATCGATTGATAATTTTCTATCACCGATTACTCTACTAATAAAGTTAGGAGAGTTAGGGTCTAAGTTTACATTTGCGAATGTTTCTAAAACACTCTTCTTTTTATTTGTATCACCAAATGCTCTTACAGTTACAGTGAATATACCATAATCAGTGCCATTTACACTACCAGCTGCTTTGATATTTGAAATACCTATTTTAATTTTGTTGTTTGCTGCATTACCTGCTCCGATTGTTTCAATTTGGAAAAGGTCATATCTTTCACCACTAATTTGTTGTGATTTGATAGATGGAGTTAATGCCTCTTGTGCATCAAATGCGAATGATTGGTTACCCAATACAGTTATAGATGAACTTGCATTTGCATCAAAAGTGATTGATGTATTTTTAAAGAATCCATATACATAAGGTTTTTTAGAACCAAATGGAGATGTTCCAAATACTGCTTCGATATCATTTGTATCTTCTACATCTAAAGATGCTGATAATAAACCAGCGTTAGAACCTGATAATAAGAAATCTCCTTCATCATCGGTATCTAAAGTTGTACCTGCGAAACCAGCGTTAGATGATAATTCGCCATTGAATAAAATACCTACTGATTGCGTTACTGAACCTGATTGTACAGTTAACAACAATGGAGCTGTTTCTATATATCCACCTACACCTGCTACTCTACAAATAGTTGCACTACCTGCTTCTCTCAAATAACTTTGAGCTGCTAATGGTGTGTAATATGTTCCATCGGCTTTACCAAACCATGTTTCTAAATCTGATTGAGAATTAACAATTGTTGGAACTAATGGTCCTTCTAAGAATGGACCAACGAATGCCGCCCCTATTTCTGCTACACCTTGTTGTAAAAATGATAAGTCGTTCTCTTTTGTGAAAACTCCTGGTGATACTAATTTTTCTGCCATTTTATGCTTATTTAATTTTTAATGTCTACTATAAATATAATGTTTTATTCCAAAACAACAAAATAAAATTATTTATATGTTGGTGAGAAATAATCATAAACTTGGTCAACTTGTGCTAAAGTTTGTTTAATGTTGTAAAACAATACAGGCCCGATTTGTCCATTCCAAAACGATGTAAATCCATCATTTCCACCGATTACTACATAATCAGATGAGGCAGGTGCCGTTATTGTTGCCGATGCACTTAATGAACCAACTGCTACGCCATCAACATAAAATTGTGGTGCAGTTCCACTTCCAAATGCTACTGATACCAAATACCATACATTTGAAGAAAGAGATGTTATTACTTGTGCCGAATCTCCCAATGTTGATGAATAGAATTTTAATCTATTCAAAGTTGAGTTATCGGTTGATTCTACGGCCATACCATAAAATCCGTTATAGTCAAATAATCTTCTAGTCGATGTTCCTAAAGTTGTTGTAGGTCTAATCCACATATGTAATGTACCAGCCGTTACATTGAATTGAGATATACCACCATTGATATTAGATGATGAATCTTTATAAAAAGTTTGGTCAGTACCATTAAATGCGTAATACTTTTCTTTTCTAGTTCCTCCTGCATTGTATGAAGGGTTTGAACCGGCTGCCAATGGAGCTTGTGCTCTTGGTCTAATACCAGTCCCCCAACCACTCAAGTCCAACCAATCGACAATTGGTGTACCTGTTGAAGGTAATGTTTGTGATGGAAATGATTGAGCTTTTGATGGGTCTACATACATTCTTAATCCCGTTGATGGGATGTGTGGTTGTGTGGATGTTCCTTTATTGTGAGAAATTAATCCATTTGAAATATAAACGTCTGATTGCTCTACATTTATAGTTACAATTTCAACATCTTCTTCTAAAATTTCTATATTTGTTACCTCTATTTCAACAATACCATCAGTAATATCGTATTTTACCAATTTATCTCCAGGTAAAACATCTTCAACTAATTTGAATTTATATTTTTGAACTTCATTATCAAATACCCAAAGAGGGTGAGTTCCGGTTGCTTTTATTAAACCATTATTGATTGAAAAATAGCCACTTGCAAAGTTGAATACTAAATCCGATACCAATACATTTTGTACTTCTCCGGCATTTTCTTCAAGCATATGAAATCTCCATTCTATTTGTTCACTTTCCGAATTCAAAGTTTCATCTGGTAAATTAACTGGCACCCATGCTTTGATACTATCTCCAATTTGTAAATCTTCAACATTTATTTCACTACCATCGGATTTTATAGCTTTAGTTCCAAATAATAAACAAAAATCAGGTTGGTTAATTGTATTATAAACATCTACTGCGTATAAAATTTTCGTAGATACTACACCATAATTCGAAGCATTTAAGTTGTAACCATCTTCATATTTCATTGTCAATTCAGATTGAGCATCTGAATATGATGATGCTCCAATTGCAGCCGGTCTGACTGTAAACGATGGCGAAGCACCTAATGTAGATGATGGTACAGTAAAGTTTGCGTTATCAAATGAACAAGTATAATTATTAGCTACTATTGCAACTTTTGATGTGTGTAATGTTCCAGCACTGGTAAAACCAAATGTAGCGGTTTCATCTGTAGATTCTACTATATATGTAAATGTTGGCAAATTTGTACTCACCGAATCGATAGCGAAAGATAACATACTGGTATTAGTTGGGTTACCTGCTAATCCTCCCAACGAAACTGCTCCCGGTCTAACCGAGCCGCTTACTGCTCTATATAAATTACCTAATGATAAATTGGTTCTTGCCATAGTATAAAGTGTTATTCTCCGTTATAAATATCTAAAAGTTTTTCTTTCCATACATCTTTTTTTCCAAAATGATTTTCCATCCAATCTTTTAGTTTTTGAAACTCGTTTTTACGGGTTTCGTAATCATCTTTACAAATCGTTTCGTAGGTCTGCTTAAATGTTTCCTTGTCAATCGCTTTGTATTTATAATCAAGTGGTACGTGCCATTTTTCATGTAGTATTGGAAGTTTTCCCCAATCCACTGCTTCAAATATTCCGTATCCAAATGGTTCAGATTCAAAGCAAGAATGAGATACTCCCCAATCAAGTCCGTAGAACCTTTCTTTATATTTGTAATCAAATTTGTAAACTTTTGATTTTTCAAATTTGTATCCATATTTCTTTTTATAATATTTGTTGAATGTTTCTGAATTTGTAGAAATATAACTTTCTAATCCATCAATGTATTCAACATTTTTTCTACCTTCAGCTCTTGCTGCAAATCCAATTTTGGTAGAATGAGATAACTCATTATTTATTTTAAATTCGTAAGTATTTGGAATGTGGTATAAATTTTCAGTTTCATATGGAAAATGATACAATCCTATCCAAATCTTATTTTTTA